CACCTGATTATTGTGATATTATTACTTGGTTGGATAGATGGCGGCAGAGGGCTTAAAGTAATTTACTACAAGTATAGTACTACCTACTCCCATACTAGGGTGACTTAGGGATGTACTATATAGTAGCCCTCTCAACCGACAATTCATTATACCATTAGAACGCGAGTTCGTCAATCTTAAATACACTTAATTAGGTGATTGCCATATCCTTTAACATCTGGTATAATGTATGGGTAGGCTTTCACAGGAAGTCCTATGTCCCTTAATTTATATTATATCAGAGCCGCAATAGAAGATCGAACAGGGCAGCGTCTGTCCTTTGATAAGATCAGGCAATATCTTGTAGAAGAGAAGCTTATTACTCAGAAAGAGTTAGACGATAACCCAATGGCCCATGAGTTTGCAGGTTATGGTAGGTATTACTTCTACACCCCCGAAACTAAGAACGACTTTACTGTCGATGTACCCAATGACCCTAAGTCTTATTTGAATAGAGATGCTAGGGAATACTTTGTAGAGGAAGAATTTGATGAAAGCTAAAATGGCAAACTGTGGAGCTAGTGTTAAGCCTAACCGAAAAGCCAAGATGTATGGTGGCGGCATGGCTAAGAAGAAAAAGAAATCTATGTCTTACAACATGGGCGGTATGCCTATGAAGCCTAAAAAAGACATGGGTATGGCTAGAGGCAACATGGGCATTAAGAACCGATAGTTCTTTAAAAACCAACTAAGACCAAGGACTGAAGTATGTTAGCTGAACTTGCTGCCTGTAGCGCAGCATACAGTACCATTAAGAAGGCTGTGCAGCAGGGCAGGGAGTTAGTGGATGTAGGTAAATCCATTGGGGCCTTTGTATCTGCAGAGGAAGATTTAAAAGCCAAGGTAGAGAAGAAGAAGAATAGCGTCTTTACCAAGGTCTTAGGCAAAGCAGGAGATGACTTCGAAGAGTTCTTAGCATTGGACAAGCTCAAGGAACAAAAGCGTGAGCTTGAATCCCATATGAGGCTCTATGGTCGCGCAGGATTATATGACGATTGGGTGGCATATCAGGCCCAGATGAGGAAACAGAGAAAGGAAGCCCTGAGAATAAAGCAAAAGGAGCAAGAAGAGCTTCGTGAGATGCTTACTTGGGGTTTTATTATATTTGTTATCTGGGGCGGTATTGCAGGAATAATATACTGGTGGTTTTTTACTTAGATGTGGTTTTTGGTTTGGTTACAGTTTATGCACGGTGAGTTTGAATACTACCACATTGGAACCTTCGGTTCTGAGGAAAACTGTAAGATTGAACTTAATAAATCAAAAGTCTTGATTACTAACTCTGCTAGTGCAGTTGAATGTTTTGAGGTAGATCGCGGTGGCAACTAGAATTAATAAGGCTAAGATGCCTTGTAACAAACCCCGTAGAACTTCTGGTGGGTCCAAGAAGTTTGTAGTCAAAGCCTGTAAGAATGGCAAAGAGAAGATAATTCGCTTCGGGGACCCAAATATGAAAATTAAGAAAAGTAATCCTAAGAGGCGCAAGTCTTTCAGAGCTAGGCACAAGTGTGACACAGCCAAGGATAAATTTACAGCAAGATATTGGTCATGCAAGAAGTGGTGATATAATGGCAAAAAGTAGTAAACATTACAAAAAAGACGGTACGCTCTACACTGGAGGTATGCATAAGATGTCTGATGGGACTTTGCATACTGGTAAAACTCATACAGCAAGTAGTCAAAAACTTTTTCATATGAAAGACCTTAGTGAAACAGCCAAGAAGAAAGCAAAAGCAAAGATGAGTGCTTATGTTGGCGGCATGGCTAAGAAGAAGAAAAAGAAGAAGAAGACCTAGTATGGCTGCTAGAGTTAAGAAGAAGTCTACCCCTAAGAAGAAGAAGGCAACTAAGAAAGATGCCTGTTATCATAAGGTAAAGAGGGCGTACACCAAGAATGGTGGAACGTGGCCTTCAGCTTATGGTTCAGGGGCCTTAGTAAAGTGTAGGAAGGTAGGCGCTAAGAATTGGGGCAAGAAGAGCAGGGCAACTTAATATGGCTAGATTAACTAAGAAACAACAAAAGATTGCAAAGGTTGCGCCACCTAAAAACAAAATAACTGGGGCAGACTTCTCAAAGCTAAGAAAGCGCAAGACCAATGGCGGCAAGAAAAAAGTCTAACAGTTTAAGGACTTGGTTTTCACAGAATAACGGCAAAGGTTGGGTGGACTGTAAAACAGGGAAGCCTTGTGGACGTAAATCTAGAACCAAGAGTAAAAGGGGATACCCTGCCTGTAGGCCTACAATGGCTCAGTGTAAGACAGCTAAAGGTAAGGCAGCTACTCGTAAGAAAACTTCTTCTAAAAGAGTAAGTTGGAAAAAGAAGAAGTAATGGAAAATTTTTTATTAGTAATATCTTTATGGGGATATAACGGATTAGATTGGGAGTATATCGGCAACCAGTATGTATATAACATACCTATGTCTCAAGTTCAGTGTATTAATATTGCAGATGAAAGCTCTTGGACTAGATGGGAAAGCAATAAGTTATATCGTATGTCCCTTGAATGCGTTAAAAAAGACAGCTAGTTGAAAAAACAAATAAATAGTTATAAGATCATACAAAACAATAATGGAAAATATGTAGTGTATGATAATAAAGGAAAACTAGTAATAATGTCTGCAGCAAAAAACATTTGTAGAGAATTTGTTAAAGATAAATGCAGGGTCAGACAGAGGATAGATAGATGATTATTGGAATGATCTTAGCCTGTATAAACCCTATAGATGCATCTTCTTGTACGGTTGTTTTCTATGACCAGAAACAGTTCCCTACAATGCAAGAGTGTGACTCTCACATGGATGATTTTGCTAGATACGCAGCTACAAACTATAAACTAATTACTAGGCCTTACTGTTTTCAAATAACTAACCAAACCATCTAAGGACCACGAATATGACCGAAGAAAGACTTGCCCGTATTGAAAAGAATTTAGATAAAATGTCGGCAGCTATGGTTGACATGGCCCGTATGGAAGAGCGATTAGTATCTGCGTTTAAGAGGATGGATACCATTGTGGAGTTTCAAACCAAGATGGATTCCCGTTTGGACGAGATGGAAAAACAGGCCATAGCCAGAGGACAGAAGATAGCCTTTGCAGAGCGTATATTTTGGATGATTTGTACTGGCGCAGTCGGCCTTGCGTTTGTGTATTTAAGGTAATAAAATGGAAGATAAGAGAGAACTAACAGAGAAACAGGCTTTATTTCTAGAGCTTCTTATGGCCCCTGAGATACGGGGAGATATAAGACGGGCAATGAAAGAAGCAGGTTATGCCGACACCACCAGTATTAATTCTGTGGTAGGGCCTCTGCAAAAAGAAATCAACGAGAAGGCATCTATGTTACTAGCCATGAACGCGCCTAAAGCCGCTTGGGGTATGGTAGATGTTTTAAATGACCCTGCAGCTATGGGAGCCAGAAACTCTATAGCGGCAGCTTCTCAGATACTAGACCGCACTGGGTTGATCAAGAAAGAGCAAATTGAGGTAAACAATACAGGCGGTGCGATGTTTATACTTCCACCGAAGAATGACAGTGACAATCTGGCTGAACAAGACGAGGCCTAACAAAACTGCTAAGATACCTTATGCATATAAGGCTTCAGAGGATGATCCACTAGTACTGGTTCCAGATGAAGAGAAGGCAGTATTAGTTGAAGAGGCGTTAGACTATCTGGAGAATGGACACTCTTCCAGAAAAGCTGCAGCGTGGTTAGCCTCTAAGACAGGGGACAAGATAAGCCACCAAGGTATTATACATATTTGGCGTGACCGTAGAGGTAAAGACTCAGACAATCCCTCTAAGGTATTGGCAGAGAGAGACAAGGCTAACCGTAAGCGTAAGCCTAAGACTGCTAAAGATAAGAAGATGGCTGCAGCCAAACGTAAGCAGACAGACGCAAAGCGTAGGCTTACAATGGCTAAAAAACAGCTAGATGAGCTTACGCCTAAAGAAGAGACTGTCACAGAAGGTTTGGACTTCTCAGTAATTAAGTCTAAACAGCAAGAACAAGAGGTAGTATTTTCTCCTAATGCAGGGCCACAGACAGAGTTC